TCAATTTTCTATTTCTTCTTTATCTAGTTTTAACGCTTTTTCCATGTGGTCATCAAATTTTTTAACGACCTGGGCACGCGACTTTTTAGTGACATGTGCATATATGCCCAACGTCGTATTAATACTTTTATGACCTAATCGCTCCTGAATATCTTTTGGAGATACTCCAGCTTCGATTAAATTAGTAGTATGGGTATGTCTGAATGTGTGAGGACGAAACTTCTTATCTTCAATTCCTACTGCCTTACAAGCAACTCTGAATCGTTTATACACTAATCCTGATTTGTATGGATCGCCGAAATGGTCGCAGAATAAAAAATCTTCATCAATATATTGTTCACCAAAAACTTCTTTAGTCTGTTTACGTTTTGTTATTATATTCTTTAATTCTACAGCAAGCGTATCAGAAAATGAAACAATCCGACTATTGTTATTTTTAGGTGGTATCAGTTTATGACCACGCTTTTTATCATCAGGATTGAAAAGTGTCTTTGTCACACGTATTTCATTCTTTTCAAAATATATATCCTTTATCTTCAAAGCCATGACTTCACCTGGTCGCATACCTGTATAATACATTGTCAGAAAGAATTCGTAGGAATCCTTATATTTATATCGATCTGACTTAAATTCCTCGAATATAGCACGTGTGTCTTCTTTAGAGATTGACTCTTCAAAGAACTCTGTACTTTCCAATTCTTCCACAGTTACAAGTGGTTTAGGGTATTTGCAGTTTAGAGCAGGGTTTACGCTGATTATTCCATTCTTCACCGCGTAATCCATGATAAGATTTAACGTTCCTTTAACGCTCTGTGTGTACGCTTTAGAATATATCCTTTTCTCTCCTAACATCATCTCATCGATGACATTCTGACACATCTTATGATTTATTTTCTTTATTTCGATATAATCGAAAAAATCATAGAGTTTAACCAGGTTTTGTTTTCTTGATGTATATGTACTTATTTTCTCTTTCTTCTTATATTCTTCCATGAATTTTTCGGCAACCTGTCTAAATGAAGGACTGCCATTATTTAATGCACCATATTGTCCGAGCATCGCCATCCGTTTATCATATTCTGCTTCAGCTCTTTTGATGGCTTCACGTTTACTTTTATGACGTCTTGTTATCTGTTGTCTTTTTCCTGTTACTGGGTCGCGTGGAGCTTCTAAGGTAACTTTATACTTACCATCTTCTAGTTGTTGGATATGCATCGTCTACATCCTTTCTAATCCAATTAATTTATGTGTCTTAGATCTGTTGATTAATAACTCTACACGTTTTGTGGCATGTTCCTGTGATACTTTAAAATAATCCATGATTGCTTCAACCGTAAATAAGTTATATTCAACGATTAATCTTTCAGGCATCATGAAGAGTAGGGCGAATTTATCTGCTTCCGTTTCCTGCATGTAGTTATACGATGGATGCATTTGTTTCGAAACTCCTACATGCATAAAATAATGGCCAAGTTCATGAGCGAATCTGAACCACATATCTTGCGGCGTTCCGAATTTAATGAATATAACATCACATCCGTCCAACTTCATATAGCAGCTCATTTCGTGATTATATGCGATATGAAGATTATAAATATAAGCGAGAGCTTCAATACTTAAATCCTCAACTCTCTCGATAATATACGCTGTAATATCATTCACAAGTTCTTCAATTCTCATGTTATCTCCCCCAAGTCTAGAATGTATGTTTGATTTTTGGTTAAAAATAGGAACGTATGTTCTATTTATCGTTCTAAAAATAGCCGACCAGTAGGATACTAGTGGTCAGCTAGTGTAGTTATTTAATTGGTAACTCAATAATTTGTTCTTCTGATAAATTCTCTCCGGTTTCATCATCGAAATAAGGCTTGGCTATATACGAAATAGAAGAAAGATCATCAACTTTAGTATCTTTTAGTTCATATACAATTTTTCCAGTAGATTTAACTGGACCTTTCATTTCAACAACCAAATCTGAATCAGTTAAAAAACTTGGCTCTACTTGTTCGCCTGAACTTGTCATAAGTTCTGCTTGATCTGCATAATAATCTGCAGGTGTATTACCAGTGTTCTTTAATGTAACATCAAGTATTACGATTTGTGCATTTTCTCCAGCTTTAGTACTACTAAAATTATACTCATTATCTGTTGTAACCTTAATTTCTCCTAATTCTAAATTGTTGATAGTTAATTCAGCAGGACCAGCCTGGATTACTTTATTAACATTAGTTTTTTTCTTTGATTTGAAATCATCTAACGGATTAAACGAAGAAGTATCTTCATCATTTTCATTATCATCAGTACTTTCTTCCATAGGATTGTCATCTCCTGCTAATAATTCTAGAGAATCATATTTTATTCCTTCTTTGTCCATAAAAGTTTTTAATTCGACATCATCTATATCTTTAAGTTGAGTTTCCATGTCATTGTTTAGCTCTTCGAATTTTTTATTTCCTTCTTCTTCGGACAATCTCCCGTCATCAACCTTTTTGATGACTTCAGAAGTGGAGCCTATAAACTTACCTAATACTTCACCAAATTTAACCATGCTTTCAGATGGTTTTTCGTATTTAACAGGCTCTTTGTTATTATCCAAGAACTTTTTGAAATCTTGAGCTGCAGACTCTACTTTATTACCGCTCTCCTCAAAGGTTGCTATAATACCTTGAGCATTTCCTGACTCTGATGATTGTTCGATATTCATAAGTTCTTTCGAATATGCGTCGATTGTTTTTTGAAACTCTTTTTTAACTTTCTCATCACTTATGTATTTTTCTTCTTTAGGTTTACTTGTTGTATTATTCTCTGGTTTACTTTCAGATCCACACCCTGCTAAAAGAAGGGTGATAGCAAATCCACTAGATAATATTTTTTTCATAATATTCCTCACTTATTTATATTTTTCAACACAAGATAGAATTACGTTTTTATGATTAAGTAAATCAAAAGGTTTATTGATATTGATAGTTGTTTTTTCTTCATCATTTAAAATGATTTTACTATTTTTACCTAGATAAGCTCTCACAATCCATTTTCTTATATTATTATCGATTAAAATATTAAAATAACTTTGTTTGTCTCTGTAATATACTCTATCTGCAGAGATAACATCATTAAGAATAACCTTTATTATTGCATAGGTTTCTAATTCTTCTGGGGTAGTGATGATTTCTGGTTCTGATTTTTTTATTGTAGATGCGGTTTCGTCTTCGGTTATGTTATCGGATATATTAATCTTTGGGTTTGCTCCAGTATTATTAAGAGCAGCATTTAACTTGTCTGTTACCTTATCTTTTAACATTAAATTGAATGTATGTTTTACAGTTGGACTAAATCTATCAATTACAGCTTTTGTTTTTACACCTTCGTAAACATGATTAAGAATATGTTTTACAAATTCTTCATTCGGATTTTCTAGCTGTTCGTTTAAGTAATTTCGAATCAAGTTCACATATTTTAGTTCATATGCAGAACTTGAGATATTTTCAACATCAAAATTTTCTTTAGTAAACTTAAAAAGCTCTTTAATATGATTCTCTTTCAAGTTTAAAATATTAAAAATAAGAAAGGGTTTTGAATCCATTTTATTTGGCTCTTCTAAGTCAGTAAAAAATCTGTATTCGATACCATTTGTTAGTATTCCAAACTTAGAAGTGCTCGTTCCGAAGTATCTGAATAACTGAGAATCATGATTTGTTAATTTTTCATTTATAGATTTACACTCAATTAATATCACTGGTAGTTCGTTATCTATAATTGCATAATCTACTTTTTCCCCTTTTTTTATGCCGACATCTGCAATAAATTCTGGAGTGAATTCTAACGGATTAAACACATCATATCCTAGCGCTTGAAAAAAAGGTAAAACTAATGCAGTCTTTGTTGCTTCTTCTGTATTAACGCTGTCTTTTAACTTTTCAACACGATTAGATAACAACTCTAAATTAGATGTAAACTTTTCCATTTAACCATCCCCTTATATTTAATTATAATTTCTTATTTCTCTTAGAACGCTCTACTAAGAAGGCTCCTTGTTCTAGCAGATTCTGAATAATTCTATCTTGTTCTTCTTTCGGTAGTTCATTTAACCCTTCGATATGGTTGAAAAACAAAGATTCAACTTTTACATTGTTTAACTTTTCTCTACCATGTAATGCATCTAAAGAAGTTTCGAATATATCTGCAATTTTCTTTTGAATATTAGCATCAGGAGTTCTTCTATCTTGCTCATAAGAAGCGTATGTTGTTTTTGCTACTCCTAGTTTTTCTGCCATTTGAGTTTGTGTATAACCATACTGCTTTCTTAATTTTTTTATATTCTGAGCAAACATTTATAACACCACCTATACTTCAATTATACGCAATATGCGTACATTGACCATAAAAAAACAGAAAATAGTACAAAATGAGTATTTATTGTTGACAAAGTACGCGTTTAGTAATAGTATAAAAGTACGCAATACGTATTACTTGGAGGTGAGAAGATGAACACGTTAAAATCATTGCGTAAAAAGCACAATATTACTCAAGAACAGTTAGCAGATGCTGTAGGACTTGCAACTACAACTATTTCAAGTTACGAGATAGGTCACAGAAACATTACTATTCCAGCTGCTTTAGCGTTAGCTAAATATTTTAATGTAAATTGGACTATTTTTTTTGATGATAAAGTACGCGAAATGTACGATTTAAAACAAAATGATAACCAGGCAAGCGACCAAACTCACCTGGTATAAACCATCAATTACACGACCAAATGTAATTGTACGGTGTGACCAACACCGTAACTAAAGTATAGACCAAAAGCACGTAAACTTTAAAGACCTAAAAATATTCAAGGAGAAAACAATTATGAAAACAAGTATACAGAGACATAGACAAAGAACTCGTAGAACTCAATCACAAGTTGCAGACATGTTACTTACTACTAAACCAAATATCTGCAATATCGAAAAAGGACGTCGCAATATCTCATCTGAAATCTTAATGACAAGTTACGAAAGAAGTGATGATCCAATTCTAATCAAAGAAATGTCATACGAATTCTCGAATGGATACACGACACCTGCACCATCAGAAGTAGTATTTGATGACCACCGTATATGTATAAAAGAGAGGATGCTTAATGAAATACGAGAAGTAATTGATGTTCTCAATCTCTATCGTATTGATAAACGCCCTGAATATTGCAGTCAAGAAGACATTGAGAATGTAAGGCGTATCGCTAGTGAAACGCAAGATGTGATTTTTGAAGCACAGGCACTAATCGACAAAATCATTATAGATTATCAATTGAATCCGCAAGAATTATCCAAAACAAGAAATCAGCGTTACAAAATGGAACGCAGAATCTGAGGTGATTTTCATGGATAAAAAAGCAATTGGAAGAAAAATACAAAGTATTCGATTGAATCTAGGTATGAACACAAGAGAGTTTGGAGAGGAAATACTTAATTCATCAGACAGTCTTGTGAGTAGATGGGAGAAAGGTAAATCAGTTCCTCGACAAGATAGGTTGAAACGTATTGCTGAACTCGGAAACATAACTGTTGATGAACTTGTCGCAACATTAGATTATCAATCGCTCTACGAACAAGAAAAACAAAAGAACATAAAAAATGATGCAAGAATAATCGGTCAACGGATCAAAAACATTAGACGCTCAAAAGGGTTGTCTATGAGGGAGTTCGGAGAGTATTTCGGTGCTCAAAGTGGAGTGGTATCAAATTGGGAAAACGCAAAACAAACTCCAAACAAAAAACGTTTAAAACAAATAGCGGAATTTGCCGGAATAACTGTCGAAGAACTTACAGACTCAATTGATTACAAGCAGTTATACGAACTTGAATGCAACAGAGCTGAAAGCCTGCAAAATGAAATCGATAATTTAAAATTACAAATTGATTTATTAAAACGAGGTGATTAAATGTTTGCACCAGAAGTAATTGATAATTTAACAGATGTAATCGCAGAACAGCTTGAGGACAAACTGACTAAGAAATACCATCCAACAGTTTCTAGAGAAGAAGCTATGGATCTTATAGGTTGTAGCGCTGGAGTATTCAATGAAATAAGAAAACGAGATGATTTTCAGTTCGTTCGTATTGAAGGAATCTCGTCACGTTACAGCACAGCAAACTTGATCGAATGGATTAACGGAAGGAGGAAGTGACATGAAGTATTTAGCGAAGTTATCTTATGCATCACTTTATCTACTTTGTACATTTTTCGCATGCTTAGTGGTGTTATTCCTAGCGCTAGGGTTTCAAATGCAACCAGCACCAAGACTAGGGTTAACGATGATTATTCAACTTTCTTCATTCTTTTTGCTTTCAACTTACAAAGATTTAAAGGAGGTGAGATAGATGAATAAATTACAGATATTAAAAGTAACCCTCTTAATCGTCATCTTGGCGGAAGAGATTAAGAGAGTTAGAAATAATACCATCTTATCTGAGAAATATTCTGAAATGAAAATATTAGATAAAGATGGTCAAACATTAATTCATTTTACTGAATCTGACATGCCGATTGATTTCATTGATGAAAACTTAGCAGTTTCATTAAAACCTAATTAACCTTTTGGTGGATATGGATCATCACCATACGAGTTGCGTTCTCTAATTTTGTTATCACGACCATGAATTATAGCTTCAGTGCCTTGATTTTTAGCAATTTCAATCGCATGCTTTTTAGCTTCGGCTTGAGTGTCGTGTATCTTAGTAGCTTTTGAGTTGCCTTCACCTATGACATTCCATGTACCATCAGGATTTCTTGTAACGTGTTGATTTGGCATATTTTCACCACCTTTCTTAATCGGATTAAGAAAATTATACAGTAAAAAGTTACAAATTATAACAGAGAGCTAGTAACTAAGGATGTTTTTATTTGAATTATTATTCAGGAATTCCAGGAACATTCATTAATTAAACAATCAGAAAGGATGAAGCAAATGAATACACTAATCAAGATCGAGAATAATTCAGAACTAGGTCCTGTAGTAAGCAGTAGGACAGTTGCGGAAGAGTTAGATAGAAGACATTCACATGTAATTAGAGATTTAGAGAAAATTTTACTCGACCCAAATGTGGGTTCAGTGATTTTTGAATCTAAATACAAAGATGTAACAGGTAGAACGTTAAAAGAGTATTTATTAACTAAAGACGGATTCATCTTATACATGTTCAACATCCAGGGTCACAACGATTTCAAAATGGCATATATCAATAGATTCAATGAAATGGAGAAAGCATTACAAAACAGATTGCCTGGAACATACAAGGAAGCATTGCTTCAATTAGTTGAACAAGTGGAAGAAAACGAGAAATTACATCTAGAGAATACGATGCAGAAACAACAGATTGGAGAGTTAAAACCGAAAGCGAATTATGTAGACACAATTCTTAAAAGTAAGAGCTTAGTTACTATTGGTCAGATCGCAAAAGATTATGGCATGTCTGCTCAAGAGATGAATAAGTTGCTACAACGATTCAAAATTCAATACAAACAGTCAGGACAATGGCTACTTTACTCAAATCATCACGCAAAAGGCTACACGCATTCAGAAACAACTGAGATTACGCATAAGGATGGCAGTGTTTCAGTGAGAATGCATACGAAATGGACACAGAAAGGTCGTTTATTCCTTTACGAATTCTTGAAACGCAGAGATATCATTCCTGTAATTGAATTTGAAAGCGAGGAAACTGCATGAAGTTACCTTACTGTAGGCAGGTAGAGTTCGTTAAAGTCGGAAGAGCATTTTTCACGCTTGATGAGTACTACAGATTGATAAAAGAATACGGACCGCATTGCGATGTTGAGTGGGAGTTAGAAAGTGATTGCGGAGTTGCTTATTTTACAGAAGTAGTCACTGTAGGAGGTGATAGAAATGCAGGATAACTTATCAGAGCATGAGTACTTGGAAAGATTGTACTGTAGCGAAGAAGAGGATGAAGATAATTTGAATTGGAACTTAAATCATCAAGAAGATGTTTATCGTGATCGAGAGTTTAACACATGAAAAATGCGCATATCAAGGATACGCGCATCAGAAAACAATTCTAACTCATTATATCACATAAAAATGAAGGAGGAAATAACATGGCAGAGGTTTTAAACACAAAGGACATGACTCATGAAGAATGGTTGAAAGCTAGACAGGCAGGTATCGGAGGAAGTGATGCCGGAACTATTCTTGGAGTGAATAAGTGGAAATCTAAAACGCAACTATTCTTCGAGAAGGTAAATCCAGAATTAAAGCAACAAGTTGACAACGAGTTTATATATTGGGGGAATGTCCTGGAAGATGTTGTAGCTAAAGAATTTGAAACAAGGACAGGTAAGAAAGTCAGAAAAAACAACAAAATGTTAAGACATCCTGAACATGAATTTATGTTAGCAAACTTAGACAGAGTAATAGTAGGAGAAAAGGCATTGCTCGAATGTAAGACCACGTCGCAATATAATATCGATCAATGGAAGGATGACGAGATACCAGCATCGTATCTTTGCCAGATTCAGCACTACATGGCAGTTACAGGATATGAAAAAGCATATATCGCAGTTTTATGTGGTGGTAATCAGTTCATTTGGAAGGAAGTGCCGCGTGACGATGAATTGATTGAAATCATTATCAATGCTGAAAAGGACTTCTGGTATAACAACGTTCTTGCAGGCGTTATTCCTGAAATAGATGGAAGTGATGCAACTAAAGATTTCTTGAATCATATGTATAAAGATATCGATGAAACCGAAGTTCAGTTAAGTGATGATGTCGAAACATTATTAACTGCATTAGAACAAGTTAAGCAAGAAGAAAAAGAACTTAAAGAACTTAAAACACAGTATGAAAACAAAATAAAGCACATACTAGGCAACAACTTAGCAGGTAAAACAAGTGGATATCAGATTACCTGGAAACCACAAGTAAGAAAGACTTTGGATACTAAGAAGATTCGAGAAATTTATGGAGAACAATTAGACCCTTATTACAAAGAAACAGAAACTAGAGTATTAAAAATCAAACAAATCAAAGGAGCGTAATAATTATGGCAACTACTGAATCATTAAAACAACAGGTACAAACTACACAACAAAATCAAGTGGCAAATCAACCGAAACCTCAGACGATTGAAGATTACATGAAGAAGATGGCACCAGCAATGGCACAAGCTTTACCAAAGCATATGGATATTGATCGTTTAACACGTTTAGCAATGACTACAATCAGAACGACTCCTGCATTAAAAGATGCAGATGTAGGAAGTCTACTTGGAGCAGTGATGCAAGCAGCACAACTTGGACTAGAACCTGGATTGATGGGTCATTGCTACTTACTACCTTTCAATAATAAAAATAAAGGCATTAAAGAAGTTCAGTTCATTATCGGATATAAAGGAATGATTGATCTAGCACGAAGAAGCGGTCATATTAAATCAATCTATGCACATGCAGTATATAGTAACGATGAATTTGATTATGAACTAGGATTAGAAAGCAAGTTAGTTCACAAACCAACTATGAATGCAGACAAAGGTGAATTTGTTGGAGCATATGCAGTTGCACATTTTAAAGACGGAGGGTATCAGTTTGAATTTATGAGTAAAGCAGACATTGAAAAGCGTAAAGGTAGAAGTAAAGCTGCAAACTCTAAATTCAGTCCTTGGACATCAGATTATGAAGAGATGGCCAAGAAAACTGTTGTTCGTCATATGTGGAAGTACTTACCGATTAGTGTTGAAGTGCAGCAACAAGTTGCTTATGACGAAGGTACAGGTAAGGATATCAGCAAGATTAAAGACGTCACACCTGATGACACGATGCTTGAAGCACCAGACTATGAATTGCTGGATATCACAGATGAAAATACGGAGGGGTAAGACCCTCCATTCTTTTAGAAAGGAGTAAGTTATGGCTAAGACAAAAAGGTACTTTTGGTTGAAATTGAAAGAAGACTTTTTCAATCAAAAAGAAATAAAACTGCTGAGAAAGATTGCTGGGGGAGATACGTACACAATCATATATCTTAAGTTATTATTGCTCAGCTTAAAAAATGACGGAAAAATTTACTTTGACGGTTTGACAGATGAATTTTCTGAAGAAGTCGCTTTAGAGATCGATGAATCAGTTGAGAATGTGCAGGTAACTATGCAGTTTTTACAAAAGAAAGGCTTAATCGCTTTTGATACAGAACATCAAGATGAATTCGAACTTACTAATATAGCTTCAATGATAGGTAGTGAGACAGAAGAAGCTCGTAGAAAAAGGAAGCAAAGACAACGACAAAGTAACAAAATAGGACAAAGTCGGGACAATGTCCCATCTCTGTCACACTTAGGTCACACAGAGATAGAGAAAGAGAAAGAGATAGATTTAGAGAAAGAGAAGACAGAGAGAGAAACAACTCGTCCTTCGTCATTCGATATCTTCGAAAATGGTGGTTATGGCTACCTGGATCCAATTACAATGCAGAAGTTATTTGCTTGGATTGATGATTTCGGAGATGAAGGAGACTCTATCGTCAGCAAAGCATTAGATATAGGCATTGAAGCAGGTGTTAAAAACTATAGTTATGTCAATGGAACGTTGAAGAATTGGTATAACAAAGGATTTAGAACAATAGCTGAAATAGATGCTAATGAACGCAGAAGAAAGTCTAAGGATAGCAATCAAGTTAAACCTAATGTACAGACGACAAAACGTTCGCCTGAAGAAATCGCAAGACTCAAGGAACGTAACGAAAGAAACATGAGACAGATGTTAGGCGGTGAAGATGTTGAAATCATTACTGAATAGTGAACTTATGAAAGCAGTAGCAAATCGAGGTATCCCAGAAATTGAAGAGGAAACATGTGATAAATGCGGTACAAAGAACACATATAAAATTAATGATGATGGAACACGTGAGCTAGTAATCAAATGTGACTGTCACCTTAGGGAATTAGTGAGAGCAGATAAGAAACGAATGCAGCAAAGAAAGATTAACTATTACTTCAATCAGTCATTGATTAATCCGGATCTGAAAAAGGCATCATTCAAAAATAATGATATCGATCTCGAAAAAGCAAGTCCTGAAATATACAACGCTTATAAAGTAGCATCTAACTTCTGTAAAGAATTCAGTAAACAAAATCCTAAAACAATCGTAATACAGGGTGATACAGGAACAGGCAAGTCATTCCTAGCATTTTCAATCGCAAGATACTTGAAAGACAAAGGTAATACAGTGCTTTTCATCGATAATGTTGAGCTTTTATCACTCATCAAAGCATCGTTCAATAAAAAGAATGATGATACAGAAGAAAAAATCATGCGATTAGTTAGTGAAGTTGATTTATTAGTCCTGGATGATGTCGGTGCAAACAAGCAGACGGATTGGGCATGTGAGAAGTTATACGAGATCACGAATAAGCGACAATGCTTGAATACAATCTATACAACGAACTTAGACATCATTAATGAAATGCCATCAGATTTTATGCTGAAACGTGCTTATTCAAGAATATGCAATGGTGCAACGTTTTTAACGCTAGATGGTGCAGATAGAAGAATGCAATAAACATACAAAAGGAGAAGTGAATCGAATGGAACTTAAAGAAATGAAAGAACTTGTAAAAAAAGAAGGTAACTTTAAAAGTCGAATGTATAAAGGTATTAGGTATGAAATTGTTAGATATGAGCATCTTGGTCATTTATGTGGGTACTTGCACTACATTCCAAAAAATGATGAAGAAAGAGACACAATAGATTACAACTTCCACAGAGGAATCACTTATGAGAATGATGGTGTTATCGGATTTGATTGTGCGCACGCAATAGATTTGTCTCCAAAGAAGATTGAAATAGATGGAAAGTTTGGACTAGGTATACCGACATTTTTAAAACCTGAATACAGAACGATGCAGTATGTTGAAGATATTCTTAAAAGAACAATAGACAAGCTGGTTGAGGAAAAAAGCAATAAACAAGAATCTGATTACAAATGGGATTTTGAACAATTAGAACAAATTAAGGACCAGCAGAAAGAAGATAAGAAAGAACAAGCAATTAAAGAATACGCAGAACTACTTTATGCAGAAGACTATGTAGTTGTATCAAATGAAAGATTGCAGGAACTGAAAATGAAAGAACGTGTGTTAAGTAAACTAACTGGTGGCATAGTTTCTGCATTAGAAAATGTTACGGAGGTGATCAAGCATGACTAAAGAACAAATCATGAGACGTCTTAACTGTACAGAAAAATATGCGCAACGAATGATTGACTGGGCATCAAATGAATTAGAGTTGCGTGTCCTGGTAGCGCAAAAAGACCACGAGTTACAAACTCGAAAGGGGATTGAGGAATATGGACCAACAGAAACTGCGACAGCTTAAGACTAAAGTTAAGGAATTAAAAGTACAGGTCGTTATTGCTAGACATAACGTGAGAGCATCAGAGGAAGATGTCGACAGAGTACAGTTTCTTGATTTTGCAGATTCAATGATTCAATAAATTAATGAAGTGATGGAGGAAATGAAATGATTAACAGAGTAGTACTTACGGGGCGATTAACAAAAGATCCAGAATTCAGAGTAACAACATCAGGTGTTTCAGTCGCAACCTTCACATTAGCAGTAAATCGCATGTTTACGAATGACCAGGGAGAAAAACAAGCAGATTTTATTAACTGTGTGACTTTCCGTAAACAAGCAGAAAATGTTAACAACTTCTTAAGTAAAGCCAGTTTAGTCGGTGTTGACGGAAGATTGCAATCACGCAGCTACGATAATCAACAAGGACAGCGTGTATTCGTTACAGAAGTGATTTGTGATAGCGTTCAGTTCCTAGAACCAAAGAATAGCCAAAATCAACAAAATAACAGCGTACAACAAGCGAATCATACTCAGACGAATAACAATAACCAAATTAACCAAAACGTCAACAGAGGGCAAAATAACGCAAATAACGGATACTCGCAACAACATGAAAATCCATTTGCTAATTCAACTGGACCGATTGATGTCAGTGATGATTCGTTACCGTTCTGATGTAACGTATTAAAGGAGTGATTCAAATGTCAAAATCAGAAGTCTATTACTTGAATTCAGATGTTGCAAAGCACTTTGATCAGCACTTTAAAGAAGCGGGATTCTATTCAGAAGAATATGCAATCCAGGAGTACCTATCGACCAAAGGTATTAAAGGATATGTCACACTCATGACCAGAGAAAAAGGTGGCATAAAAATAAAGATGTGCATCGATAGAGATGATAAGACCAGCAACAAATTCAATGTAAATCAGCTCAACCACAATATAAACCATGAATTATATGACCAAGGAGTGAACTTATGAGTTTACTAAAGAGATTCAAACTTTATGACCAGAAGAAAGAATGGGTAGTCACAGTAATTCCGCTAAGTGGACGCGATGGTTACAGACTAATCGGCGCAGGAATACTGAAACACATACAAAAAGAAGTTACAACGGAAGGACTTCAAGATTTCATTAACATGCATAACCTAATGCGCGAAGAAGAGCTAGGCCAGGTAGAGATATGGGATTTGATATGAAGATAAAGAAAATCAAGAGTGAGTTATTCGAATACGAGGTCGGCATCGATGATGTCGCTCGTATCGAACTAACAGATCATGGTTCAGATAAAACAATTATTTATAAAGTCGTGAAAGAAACTAAAGAAGAAACATACGCAGGTATGACAATACCACACACAGTTGAATATGAGTAAGGGGAGATACTTATGAAAACTACACCGATGGGACAATATTGGATAGATAACAAGCACCGTTCAAAGGTTAGTTACAACGCTTATAGAGAGCGAGTGGTCAAAAGAGGTATGACGTTTGAAGAAGCGATAACAAGTCCTAAAGAAAGATTTAACAATACTTCTGATGAATATAAAAAGTGGAGCGATATAGCAGTTGAGAATGGCATCAATAAAGCGTATTTTTGGCAGAGAGTTAAAGAGTACGGTTGGTCGTTTGAACGTGCAGCAACTGAACCTGTAAGAATGTATGTAAAAAAGCATGAGGAAAAAGAAGATGAAGACATGGCTATCGAGAAAGATTCTGACAGAGTGGTTAAGAAGATGATTATCAGTTTATTAAACGCAGGCGAACCCGTACCGAAGAAATATGTAAAAAGATTCCCTGAGCTATTTGAAAACAGAATATAAGGAGTGGTTGAGATGAGTGAGTATACACTTAGCAATCATGCGTTCCAAAGATTTTGGGAACGTGTGCAACATGGTGTGAGTAAAAAGAAAGCGACTGAGTGGGTCGAGAATGCAATAAAGAAAGGCGTAGAGTGTGAAGAAAGAGAAGGTAAGAGACGATTTAGATTCGAGAATTACATGATTTCAGTTAGTAAAGATGATAATACGATAGTGACTATTTATAACGTTAATGTATTTAACAATAAAGAGTTAAGCAATGAGATACACGAAATGATCGTGGCGAAAGTAAATAGAGAATTAAAGAAGTTGTACAAAGAAAAAAGAAAACAGAAAACAGCTTATACATTTTCATGAATCAAATATTAAATATCTCAAAGTAAATAATCCTGAAACGAAAGCTATCATCAACGAGGATATTAAACAGTTAAACAATTTTCTTGTGAATATTGACGACAATATCGAAGCAATCAAGAAGACAGCGAAGAAATACCATGTAAATGAAGATAAATTATATCTAATGGAGTAGGAGTGGTTGAGATGACATACAGAAATAAACGTATCAACAGACATGTGCACGCGAGAAAACCTGTGAATTCAGAGTTTGAAGAGAGAGAGCAACGCATAACGATTACTAAACGCGCTGAACTGAAAGAGTGCAAGTTTGGTAAGTACCCGAGCAAGTTACTCGAGATGATGTTTAAGGAGTGGTAATCATGCATGGACTACTACATCGCATTAAACTACTTGATGATAAAGAACAATTCGCAACAACGGTTATTCCGTTAAAGAATGGCATGTATAAAATATTGGAGCGTACAGAGTTCTATCGTGTACGCTATCCTGCAACAATAACGAGTAGTGAGGGAATTACAGCATACTGTGAGGAATATGGCTTACACAGGGCAGATATGGAGCAATCAGCACTATTCGAATGAGGAGTGAATCACATGATCATCTACTTAAAAGAATCAGAATGGACGAAACTGTTCAACCACTACATGAATAAAGGATGGCAGACAGATAAACGAGATAAAAGGAACGGTAATATCTATTATTCGCTCATAGATGACACGTACAGAGTATTAGATGTGTCGGGAGAAGTTTATGTAGAGGAGTTTAATAACGCTCAGGAAATGCACGCACAGTACGATGAGAGGGTGCATGAGCAGGTAACTATATTTGATTATTAGGAGGAAATTATTATGACGAAATATTTATTTGTAGATGTAGAAACAACAGGGACTAATGTAATTAAAGGAACAGCACTAAAACGACATAATCACTGTATGCAGATAGCTGGCATACTTACAGATTCAGAGATGAATGAACTTATGCGATTTAATCACATCGTTTCAACAGACGAATCAGAGTTAAAAGAAATGAATAGTTATGTAAGAGATATGCACACTCGCACAGGATTATTAAAAAAACTCGAAAATGCTAATAGAACGTTAACAATGATTGATGCTGAAATTATGAATGATATTTCAAAGTTTCTCGGAGATGATGAAAAATTGATGGCAGTCGGAAACAATGTTCAATTTGATGTAGAAGTCATTAGGCAAAATTTCCCGATGTTGTTTACGAGATTACATTATTCGGTGACAGATGTTTCATCTATCAGACGACTAATTGATTTAGTGCAAGAAGGATTTTCAGATAAGGTTAATGAACTTAAAGCGAGTAATCACGATGCGATGATTGATATTGAAGAATGCAAGAAGGAATTTGAGTGCTATATGAAAATGATTGACTTGAACAGGTTTGAGTGGAACTGATTATCATTCTACTACATGGATAAGTTTGAGGAGTGATCCAAATGTACGAAGACATTCTATACGGTGGTTTCTACACAGTAACAGGTAAGAACAGACGATACATTTTTATCGCAGGCACAGATGAGAAGGATAATGTTGTTACAGGGAGAGTGCCGAAGGAAGAGTTTTATAAGTGGTATAAGAGAGTGGAGTAAATCACAAGGAGGAAATGAGAGATGAAACCGAAATTTATGATAGTTTGTAATGCACCAAGCGAGTTACAAAGAATCGTAGACAGATTATCGAATGATTATGTAATATTAGAAATTAATGTAGAACCTGTTGTCCTAGAAAGCACTATTAGTAGAGATATAGTTTTATCTGGATATGTAAGTTATACAGAAAAGGAGAATGACAATGATTAATGTAGGGGATATATTGGCAGATGATTATGAAACATACTTAGTGAAAGCACTTAACAAAACGAGAACTCATGCAATTTTGAAATGCGTTAGTGAAGATAGTATTCCAGAAGAAAGTTATCCAATCACTTCTTTAGATACAAAAGGTAGTGCGATTATGGGCTGTGACTTAGGAAACACTTATAACGAAATAAGTTTCTTAGCACATGAGTGGTTCATTAAGTATGAACAACAAAAACAACGTGTAAATAAACTTGAAAAACAATGGAATGGGTTGAAAGATTTTGTTAGCGAAGAATATCGCAAAACTTCAATTATGCAAGAAATTTACTCATATTATGAGGTTATCAAAGAAATAGAACGAATCGAAAAGGAGAATGAGGGATGAACAATCTAAAATATAAAGTTGTTTGTAATGCGCCAAGCAAAGTGCAAGAAATTATAGATGACATAATAAAAGACTTTGAAATTGTAGAAATATCTATAAATCCTATTGTTTTAGAAGGACCCTTTGAAAATAACATAGTTTTATCTGGATATGTAAGTTATACAGAAAAGGAGAATGACGAATGATTAAAGCAGGGGATAAAGTGACATTCGATGGCGATGATTATGTTATTCATAACATGGAAGAATCAGGAGTAACGTTATATAAAGATGGTAACCCTTTGAGACCGAATTTTATGGGGAACGTTGTATTTTATAGCGAACTTGCCAGAGAACAAAAACAACGTGCTGATGAACTAGAGAATCATGTTAAAAATTTAGAAATGGATTCTTACCTTTCGCGTGAACGAGCTGATATTTACAAAAATAAGGTTAGTGAACTTGAAAAGCGATGGAGTGAGTTAGTAGATGTTCTGAAGAAAAAGTACGAGTATTACAAAGTCAGAGCTGATGATGAAAGTTTCGGACCTATTGAACAAGGTAAGTGGAAAATTGCAAAGCATGAATTGATGATGGTGCTAAAAATTATGACTGATTTGAAACGAGGTGAAACTGAATGAAATTTATTTACTCACATAGTGATTGGAATGTAATTGATCCGCAGAATCAGATTGTTGAATCCTTTTCAAACAAACAATGTGCTAAGGATTACCTGAAAGCATTAGAAGTACCATACAAAGAATTTTACAAAGTAAAAGAACATAAAGTGATGAGAAGAGAGGGATAAGTAATGATTAAAATGACAACAGAACTATTCAATAAATTCAGTACCAAGCAGGAAGAGTTAGACAGCATGATCAGAGAGAAGTTTAATATCAGTGAAGATGAGTGGAAACATCATTTAAATATACAGCATTCTATCGCTTTAAGAGTAGAACTGCATGAGCTAGTCAACGAGTGTCACGACTTATGGAAATACTGGAAACAGAAAGCAGTTAACCCTGACCGTATCATTGACGAATTAGTAGACGTTATTCACTTCCTGCATCTTATATTAAATAAAATGAATTACGATGCTGATTATCATGTAAGAGAAATCAATAAAAACATTCCTGATGACGAACAAGAGAAATACGTGACAGAAACTTTAGGAGCAGTCTTCAAAATAAATTATTTAATTAAATCAGATGATTTGCACAGAACATACGCACACTTACTCACATTAGCAGACCACTACGCTTTCACTTTAGACGACATCGAACAAGCATACGACAGAAAGAACGCAGAGAATCATGCAAGACAAAAACGTGGAACGTACTAAGGACAAAGCAAAGGCATCTTTAAACGTATTAAAGAACTTCTTGGGAGGTAGGAATGCAAAAGAAAACAAGTCAACGTAATAGAGGTAAATACCTCGAGACATTAATCGAACGATCCAATATTCAATACGATTTAAAAGGTATAGCGACAATCAATAAGATTCCAACACCGATGACACATAGGAGCAGAAACGGAAAGATATTTGATGCCAGGTATACTAAGAAATCAACAGTCGACTTTATAGGAATTCACGACGGTAAGTTTATCGCATTTGATACAAAGCAGACATCACTGACCAATCTGCCATTTAAGAATATCGAGCAACACCAGATCGAGTACTTGACCAAGACTCATGAAAAGGGTGGCATTTGCTTTATTCTTATCTTATTTACGAAGTTTAACGAGTTATATAGATTAGACATCCAAGAACTAAAGGAGCTCAAGGAAACGTTAAATAGAGCCAGTATTCCATATACCTGGTTTAAAGAGAATAAAAGACCAATCACAAGCAATAACGGAATCATCTACAACTACTTATAAAGGGGAACAATAAACCATGACTTATACGACCGAACAAGTAATGACTTTAATTAAGGAATATCAAACAAATGTACAAGCATTGCATCATCTTAGAAAAGAATATATTGATGTAGTGTGCGGAGGTAACATCTCTCAATATGGATTTGAGGCAACTTTACCTAAACCACAAGGACAGACATCTGATCCAGTATTAAGAGAAGTACAGAGATTGATGCGTCAAGATACGATGATAGCAAGATATGAACAGAAAGTATTGTATGTTCAAAACAGATGGGAGAGAATAACTGATGAAACACATGGTATAGTGTTCAATCAACTACTGTCAGGTGTAAGTTATTCATACATCGCTAAAAGTTTAGGAACATCAAAACAAAGAGTGCAGCAAATCGTAACTGAGATAGCAGAGTTATTAACAGATTAAGTACAAACTTGACGAACTTGACGCATTTAACGGTTTAGGTGAAATGATAATTTGTAGGTTACAATGGACGGAGGGTTCGGGTAGGTGTATTCAATCAATCAAAAACTTGTTTTTGTACCTCGCACTGCACGAACCTAACGGTTCTTCGTTTACTTTGCCATGAGTAATCTCCTTTCAAAGAATATGTATGGAAACCATCTAGTAATTTCTAGGTGGTTTTTGTATTATTAAACTGTACATGTAAATGTACACATATCATTTAAGGAGAGATGAGATGGAAAATTTAAATGAAGTATTAAGCAGGGTTTATAAGAATGATAAGGCGTCTAATGTAAGTTTTTATCAAGATTGGATTAATCGTGGGCTTAATGCTGCAAATCATTTGGGTTATTTAAGTTATGAATCTTTAGTTTACTTAGATGGTGAACGTGATGGCTTTGGTGGTTTTACATGTGAAAGAGTTATACATTTTTCTGATCGTAATATATTTATGGTTACACCTAATGAAAGTAGTTATAAAATTAAGGTATATTTCAATCCTGAATTATTAATTACAGAATTAGAAGATGCAAGCCAATATGATGGGACACCGAAATCAGCCATTATTAAGTTCAAAGATTTTGAAATAGAATTATTGAAGAGAAAACAATTAGAAGAAGGCTCTTTGTTAAAAGTTTTAAAGGAATTGCCTGATTTATATTAATTAATGCACTCACTTATGTGGGTGTTTTTTAATGCAATAAAATAAATAGAGTTTAGTAACGTAAAGGTTGTGAGATATGAGATGAACGAGATTGAAGTTGTTGATGATGCATGAGTACAAATTGGGACGCAGTAAAAGAAGATTATGACACAGGTAAGTTTAAGCTTAAGGATTTAGCTGAAAAGCACGACATTAAATTAGGTACATTGAAATCTAAAATTAGTCGTGAAGGTTGGAATAAGGTTGCAACCAAGAAAAAGGATGCAACCAAGAAAGTTGCAAAAAAGAAGCATCCACAAGATACAACAGATATAAGAAGAAAGAGTGGTAATCCTAATCCGCCTAATCAATTCACAGAACGGAACAACTTTGCTGTGAAGCATGGATTACTGAGTAGGTACATTCCTAAAGAGACGATGGAGCTTATGGGCATAGCTGATTCAATGGATGCAGCAGATATTATATGGGCTCAGATACAAATACAGTTTGCAGCAATAATAAGAGCACAAAAAGTAATGTGGGTAGAAGATGCTAACGATCATACGAGTGGAACAACTGGTGCAAGCATGGATGGTGAATCTATGAAAGTTGCATTCGCTTATGAAAAGTATGCATCTTTTTTAAGTGCACAATCACGAGCAATGGCTGAACTAAGAAGTGCATTGAAGCAATTCTCATTACATGCAGCTAATGATGATTATCGTAAGTTGCAAGTTGCAGTTATGCATGAACAATTAACGCAGATTAAGCAACAGAATGAGAATGGAGCACAATCTGATAAACCATTAGAAATCTTAATCACAAGAAAAGAGGGACGAGAATGACAGAAGCTGTTCAGTTGAATAAAGAAGTTAATCCTCGCTTTGAAGAATTCTTGTTTGATTGGAATCAGAAGTTTCAATTCCTTGTTGGTGGTTATGGTAGCAGTAAATCATATCATGTTGCATTAAAGATCATTCTTAAATTGATATCTGAGAAGCGGAAAGCGTTAGTTGTTCGTGAAGTATTTGAGACTATTAGAGATTCTTGTTTCTCGCTCTTTGAAGAGATCATATACGACTTAGAACTGAATACAAAAGGTGTAAGGCTTACTACAAGTCCTATGAAGATAACATTTCCAAATGGAAGTCAGATTATTTTCAAAGGAATGGATAAGCCAGGTAAATTGAAATCGATTAATGACATCTCACTGATATGGTTAGAAGAGTGTTCAGAGATAAAGTATGCAGGATTTAAAGAGTTGATTGGTCGTTTAAGACACCCACGATTAAGAAACTACATGATATTGTCTACGAATCCAGTGAGTAAAAGTAATTGGACATATCTTCATTTCTTTATCAACAAAGATGCGAAAGTAATAAAGTTAGATGATTACCGTTTATACAAAGAAAAGACAATCGTTTTAGGAGACACCTACTATCACCATTCAACAGCTGATGATAACTATTTTTTACCTGATGATTATATTGCACAGCTTGATGATATGAAGAACTATGATATTGATCTGCATCGAGTTGCTAGACTAGGACAATTCGGAGCAAATGGTAAGAAGGTATTACCTCAATTTGAAGTCATGGCGCATGATGAAGTAATGAAAGTAGTAAACAGAACGAGTGCAAGATTATTAAAGAATGGTCTCGACTTTGGTTTTGTTACTTCATTCAACGCATTATCACGAATGGCCATAGATGAAAAGAATATGTGGTTATACATTTATGATGAAGTCTATACGAAAGAGCAAGATGATGAAGAACTGTACCAGGAGTTAGCTTATCTAGGCAGAACGCTAATTAAAGCTGACCATGAAGACAGCACAATCAAATATCTAAACAAAAAAGGTATGAATCTAAGAAAAGCTAAGAAGTATGCCGGTTCACGTGCCGAATACACAAAGAAGGTGAAACGGTTCAAACGTATTATATGCTCAGATAAATGTGTAAATCATATCGATGAGCTACAAGATTTAACATATAAGACTAACAATAACGATGAAATCATCGAGGATCAGTTCAATATTGACCCGCATACGTTCTCAGCTATGTGGTACGGACTTGATGATTATGATGTAGCAGTTCCTAAAGGTGACTACATTAGACAACAAAGTGCATGGTAAAGGAGGGCGACAATGAACGAGTGGAAGAAGTTTGATAAAGATTTTATAAAGAAAAAGCATGATGACATGTATTTCTATCGTGATTTATACGATGGTAAACATGCAAATATCTTTCCTAGAGCCAAAGAGTTAATCAGTAAAGGCGAGATAATTGATATCTTACAATATGGAGAATACAACGCTAAGAACGTAATGACACCTTATCTTATGTTGAATATCTGTAAAATTATCGTTGATACACCTTCGCTGTTAATCAGTCGTGGCATTGGTAAAGTTAAGACTAACTTCCCGAATAAGGAAGAGTTAGCAAATGACACAACGACAGAAGAAGCGAAAATGATTGAGGGAACAGTTGATAATTCATACAACAGCGAAGTCATCGACTTGCAGCAAGAGACGATAGACCAGATTGTTAAGAACTCAAAGATTGATCACAAGATGAACATCACTCAATTGTTAGTTGATGGTGGTATCGTAGCTGTACCTTCTATGATTAATGGACAGTTAAAGCTGATGTTCAAGGAGCGTAATGTTTATTATCCTCATGATGATGGGCGTGGATATGATTTGGTATACGAGTTACCTCAGACTGAAGAAGAGAAAGAAGCGGGTATTGATTACGTCCATATCTATACTGAACGTGAAGATGAGGACAGACTTCTTATACTTCATAAGTTATTCAGAAGAAATGGTGAATCTCAACTAGAAGAAGTAGAGGATTTATCTTTCATTCAAGAAAAAATAGGTATCGAACAGTTATATCAAGAGTTTGAAGGTCGTAAACGTTCGTTTATAGCTTATCTTGCGAATAATGCAACGTTCTATAATAAGCTAGGTTCATCTGAACTTAAAGGACTTGCAGGGCGACAAGATGAAGTGAACTGGACCTTAACACGAGCATCACAGACATTTGAACGCAATGGTAAACCTCGTATCAGTATTACAAGAGAAACAATGGATACACTTCGAGCGATTGCAGCTGATAGATATGGTGATGAAAACAAGATTGATCATAGAGATTTAGAGATACAAGAAATCGGCGAGAATGGTCAAGTCATGCAGATACATCAGATTGATGTCGATAAGATAGGTGATATGGCATATCTTAAAGACATTATCAGAGGAATGCTAGCAGAAACGCAGACATCACAAGCAGCAATGGAATTTGTAAGGACAGACACTGCAAGTCCACAGTCTGGTGTAGCAAAGTTCTATGACTTACTTATCTCATTGATGAAAGCAGAGCAAATTAGAAATGATTATGTTGAATTCCTTAAAACTTTATTCGAGAGTGCCTTATGGTTAGCGAATAAAGAGAACGACAGCATCATCATTGAAGAGCCTAACATCACAGTACAAGCGATGATTCCGGTACCTGAAAAAGAAGTCACTGATGCGAATATTGCGAAGTACAATGCTAAAGTACAATCTCTAGAAGAGACGGTGAGACTGAACAATCCTGATAAGACAGATGAATGGGTGTATGAAGAAGTTGAACGTATTAAATCTGAATCGACATCTCAAGATAGTATGAGTGTATTGAATGGCAATAATACGTTGAATAACTTCTTAAACAATAGACAACCTGATGGAACGCCACTCGATGAACTAGGAAATCCAATCAAGGAGTGATTAGATGAACGCTGAACAACTAACATTGCTGATTGATGAATTGAAGAAGCATATAGTATCACTCCTGCATAATACTGATCATTTAAAAGATAGTGATGTACAAAAAACATTACTGACAATCAATAAAATATTCGATGAACTAGGACTTACTGTTCAAGAGGTGTTACCTGTTGAATTAGCGAAGTCCTATTTTATTGCGATTGATGAAGCTACAGAAGATTTACAAGAGCAAGGTATACAGTTGAATGGTCGAGCTATTGTTGATGGTGTAGTGCAGGCAGACTTTAAGACACAAGCTAACGTTGAAGCATTATCGAATATCGTTACTGATACGATGCTAGACATGCAAGCAGCAATTAGAACTGCTAAAGAAAACTTTAATAGTACTTATATGCAGACATTAGAAGCAGTCAGAAGTGATATAAGCAAAGGGATGTTAGATGGCAACAATCGTGAAGCAATCATAAAGCGCGTATCAGATACATTCCTGCAAGACGGATTTACTTCGTTTAAGACTGTAGATGGTAAGCAGTTACCTTTAGACTTCTACTCACGTACAGTGGTCAGAACGAAAATGAGGACAGCAACGAATCATGGTCATCTAACTAGATATGAAGAAGCGGGTGTCAATCTCGTAACGATAACTGGAAGAGAGCCTACCTGTGGTATATGTGCCAGGTATCGCAATCATGTATTCAGTATCGACGGAAAAGATAAAAGGTTTACACATATCAATGTATATGAACTATTTCCATTACATCCAAATTGTGAATGTCGTATAAGACCATTTGTAATTGAATATAAAAGTCAGTCTGAAATCAATAAAGCTGTTGTCAAAGCGAAGTCATTTAATCCTGATATTGATCCAAGAGCACAGAAACAAAAAGATGCATACAAGCAAGACCAGGATAAGAAACGAATTGCAAGACAAGAAGATAAGCACTACATAAAGATGAAAGCGATATTAGGTGATAAAGCGCCAAAGAATATTGGTGCATATCGAAATATCAAGCGTAATAATCCAAGTAAGTTTGAAGCATTACGACAACAAATGAAAGGTATTGTTAAAGATGAAAACAGTAAAACTGGATAGTTATAAAAAGTTTACACCTCAAAATTTAGCAGATGAATTACAAAAAGCGATTGATGAGTATGATGTCGAGGATGTCATTATCATTTATAGAGATAAGGAAAAGAACATTGGTTTAATGCATTCAGATATAACTGATACCGAAGCAGTTGGGATGTTAGAGATGACCAAGATGAGTATATTTATCGATGATTAATAACCCGTCCTAGACATGACGTTAAAAGGTCTCTTTATTATGGATAGCTTTAAAACTCACATCCAGAAAGGAATAGTGATCACTTAAGTATCTCGATGGTGGTGGATACCACTCGACCTGTCGAAAGTCGCAAAAAGTCGAAACGTTTGTACAAACGTATTGTACTATCCTAACGCTGTCGTTCAGCGAATAAAAACGAGAAGGAGAAATAGTATGAGACGAAAATTTTTAGAAGACTTAGGACTTGAAGTAGAAACGATTAATGAAATCATGAAAGAACATGGTAAAACTGTAGGTCGTAAAGACACTCAGATTGATGAGCTTGAAAAGGATTTAGAGAATCGTGATAAACAGTTAAAAGATTTAGAGAACAATCCAAAGATTGACCCTGAATTGCAGAATAAAGTGAATGAGTACAGCGAAGAGAATAAAAAATTAAAAGATGAGCGCCGAGACATCATTCTAAATGCTGCAATTGAAGTCGCAACTGCTAAAGATGCACATAATCCTAAAGCTGTTCTTAAATTAATTGATCGTGAATCTCTTGAAGTTCAAGATGACGGAACTATTAAAGGTTTAGATGAAGCTATCAGTTCATTAAGAGAATCAGATAGTTATTTATTTACTGCTGTTAATAGTGACGAGACACCACCAGGTAACGATGATAGTGATAAGCAAGACCATGTTAAACCACCTAACAACCTTAATCCCGGAGGACTACAAGGAAATGGTGGTAAAGACCCAGACTTATCTGAAGTCGGAAAAGCACATGCAAAACGATTATTTAATAAAGAATAAGGAGGAAAATTAAATGAATTTAAAACCAAAAGTGAGCGCTCAATATAATAATGCTCCTACAGCATTCCGCGATTTTAAAGCAGTAGAATGGAAAGTGGGTAACGCGGTATTAGACGCTTCTAAACTTAAAAAAGGCCAAGTGATTAAACCTTTTACTGCTATTTTCTTAAATGAATCTACTGGTTTATTTGAATTAGTGGCAAGCGATACACCAGAAACAATGAAAGGTGCATTAATTACAGGTTCAGAAGAAGTAGTTATCGAAGATACTACTACAAATGAATTAGTATCAGCTATCCGTAAAGCATCTCTTATTGAAGAGCGTTGCACAGGTGTAACTGCAAACTTTAAAACAGCAACTCAAGGAAGATTAACGTTTGACGTTTAATCAATATAAAACTAGGAGGGAATTAAATGGTATTAGAGATTAAAGAATTTGAACAACCGGCATTACAAGCATTTATCGCTGAAGCGCCGATTACTAAAGAACACAGACTTGCTAAATGTTATCCTGTTGAGCAAGTTGATGAGATTTCAAGCGTATACGACTTAGTGACGAATCAAAAGATTGTTGCAGGTTCTATCGTTGGATTTAACGCAGGTACTCCTGTAAGAACTAAAGGAGAAGCGAAACAAGCAGTAGCGAAATTAACTAAAATCGCTCACGCATATCACTTAGATGAAGAAGATATGTTTAAGTTCCGTAATCCACGTAATGACGAAGAGCGTCAGCGCATTATCGATCGTACATTACTAAGCACAGCTGAATTATCTGAAGGTATTGAAGATACTAAAGAATTGATTCGTGCTGAATTAACATATCGTGGGCGTTTCAATTATGAAGATAAACGTGACAATGTTAAGATTCAGTTTGAATTAGAACGTCCTGATGGGAATGACATGACTGCCACTACAAAGTGGACTGACACTGCTAACTCTACACCATTATCTGATATTGAAGCGGCAATTGCTCAATACAAGTTAACGAATGGAAACAAAGCTCCAGACTATATCGTTATGACTGAAGCTACTTATGCATTATTCAAACGTTCTAAACAAGTTAAAGACGAATTGTACCGAGACGGCCTACAACCTCGTATCATCAAGGATGGTGAAATCGCTGACTTATTCGAGTCAAATGGTTATCCAACTTTAGAAATCGAAAAAGGTTTCACTACTTTAGAAAATGCTGACGGTACAACTTATGATGTTGCACACTTAGAAGACAACAAATTTGTTTTACATGCTGCGATTATGGGTGCTACGTTAAGTGGTCCTGCTGCTGAAAACAACTTCGCTAAAGGTAAGTTTGCTTATCGAGTAATTTCTCAAGATCCAATCGGAGAAAAAACAATCGTTGGTGAAGTAACATTACCTGTTTCTAAAAACTTTAATGGAAATGTAATTGTGACTGTCTAAATTAGACAGTCTTATTTATTAAATAATAGGAGGACTTAAAGATGCCAAAAGTATATGTAGATAAAGGTACTGTAATTCACAAAGGACAAGCTTATTTTAGACAGTCTTTAGACCTTACTCAAGAAGAGTATGAGAATGTAAAAGACTTAGTGACGGTCGAAGATGCAACTGAAACAACTGAAAAATCTTATAAAGATTTAGATGTAGAAGAGCTTAAAGCACTAGTCGAAGAAAAAGGCCTTGAAGTTGTTGCTACAGGTAAAAATGGAGCAGTAAAAGCTGACTACGTGAAAGCATTAGAAGAAGCAGCAGAATAATGTAAAGGTGTGATGTTATGGAAACATTGGAACAACATCAATCATTAATCGATGGCACAGTGGCATACATGAACATCATGCCATTACCTGATTATATTAATGAAGTACCAATTGAAGACTTACCGAAGTATTTATTTTCGGCCATTCAAGATATTAAGGATTACTTTCCTGGCATCGAGTTAACGCCGAGAATGGTTTATCTGCAACTTGATTACAAGTTAGAAGCGGAAGAAGAAGGCTTTGGAGTGCTTAAGCGCCATAACGTTGAAGACTATACAGTTAAAGATGTTAAAGTCGTATTCAATCATGAAAAGCTATCTCCATCACTACTAGCAATTATAGACGGAATACTTGCTGAGGAACGAAAGACATCCTTAGGTAGAACAGGGAGGTTGATATAATGAGACCTCCAATGAATCAAAGAGTTTTAGTTCATAGAGCTATTAAAAGCTATGGGAATAATACTTTGATTGATAAATATGGTAGACCTTTAACAGAAAAAGTAGAGTCTAAAGCGCGTGTCAGACGTAAGTCTAACTTGATTATTACAGCAACTGGTACTGAAACAAACACAAACATTGAAATTGATGTACCTTCTCAAATGATTGTCAAAGAAGGAGAAGAAATCAGTTATATCGATATGGATGGTAATGACGGATCTGGTAGAGTTGTATCTTGCGAGGAAGCAACTAACGTTACAGGTTCACGCGTTCTATTTAGGACGGTGTTTGTTGATGGCCGATGAGTATTTTAAATTTGAATTTGATGATAGTTACAAAGAACTGCAAAGTTACTTCAAAAAGTTTGATGAACGCTTTACTAAGATCGTTATTCAAGAACTCGGTAAGTTTGGATTAAGAGTAGAAGAAGTCGCAAAAGCACTTGCTCCACGTGATTCAGGAGACTTAGAGGACTCAATAAATACTTCTAAAGTAATAGTTGAAGGTAAAACATTCTCGATTACTATAGGTACTAACATGAAATACGCTCTAAGAGTTCATGAACAGCCAGAAAATAAAGGCGTTAGACCTAAGTATCAAAGAGGTGTTAAGTACCCTGAATACTATAAAAATGGACGTGGAGAGAACACACGTAACAAACCGAATGTCAATGGATATAAGCCAGGGAGAAAGTATCTTACTAATGCAGTTAAAGTTACTGAAGACGATTGGAATATAATGTGTGAAAGAATTCTCGCGCGAGTATTGGAGGGTTAGACTGATGATACAAGAGTCAATCATGAATCTGTTAAGAGAAAATATAGCTGGGCTTACTTGGTCAGTCGACTACCGTACATTGGGCGACAATACAGGTACAGTATATTCGGACGGTGGAGAAAAGCCTGGTATCTATGATGATGAAATGAAATATCCGCACTATCAAATCTATATCAGATCAAGTGATTTTGATAGGTGCAAAGACATAGCTTTTAAAGTCTATGCATTGCTCCATAAAAAGAGCGATTGGTTAGTTAAAGAGCAAAACAATGTAATACATGTTTACTTCATTGAAGCATTGTCTGAGCCACTTAGAATAGGTGTAGAGGATAATGTGATGGAGTATAGCATTAACTTTAGAACAACTTTAAGAATTGAAAACTAAAGCATATTTAGACATCTGAAACGATGTCTATTTTTTATGCAAAAAAACAGGAGGAATAAATTATATGAACGCATTTGATAAAAGTATCATGTTCGGTATGGCTAATTTTAAATTGACAGGTACAGACAGCAAAGTTCTCAACTTTGATGGCAAAGCAACAGGAGATGGTACTAGCTTCTTACAAACAGAAGGTGGGGTTCTTACTATTGAACCTAAGTTTAAGGAAATTCAATTTGAAGATACTGGTGAAAGTGACATCGACAATAGAGTTGTCGGTTGGGAAGTAAAAGTTAAAATGACTGTATCTCAAGAAACTCTAGAATTGATTCAATTGGCGATGGTCGGTGCACATGCTATTAAGGATAGTGCAGGGTCAAAATTGATTGGTATTACAGATGGTCCATTAGGTTCATCTAACCGAGATCGTGGAGTAAAAATGGAAATCCACCCACGCCAACTACCAGCTGAAGATAAATCTATGGATATTGTTATCTATAAAGTTGCATCTACATCAGGATTCGAACGAGCATTTAAAAATGAACAAGGTAAATTTGATTTAGAATTCGTAGCTTATCCTAAAGATAACTTTGATATGAGTCAACCAAACAACTTCTTCCAAATCGGACAAGCTACAGCTGAATAACAATATAGCCCTACTTATGCTAGTAGGGTTATTTCTATATTTATTTAAATAATTAATTGAAAAGAGGAATAAAACATGACAAACGAAGTAAAAGTATTAATTACTCAATACGTTAATGAAAAAGGTGTATTAAAAGACGATAGCAAAAAAGAAGTAGTAATCAAAGCGATGCGACCATATCAGTTCTTTGCTATTACTAAAGTTTTAAAAACGTTAATCAATGAGCTAAATGCTGATGAAAATATCAACGGTGCTTTAGTAGGATTATTCGATACGGTAGAAGAAGGTATGGATACTAAAGATTTATTAAGTGCATTGTCAGCTCAATTCGTTAAGGATTCAGCTGGATCAATCGGATTATTATTAGAGGTTGCTCCTGAAAGTGCTTTAGAACTGATTTCAATCTTATCCGATGTGCATCCTGATCAATTAAAACTTCAAGAGATGGATACATTCTTTGATGTTGTAGATGCAATTGCAGAAGTTAATGACTTAGCTAAGGTTGTTGAACGTGTAAAAAAGTCTACGAAAAGTTTTCAGAAGAGTCTCAAATGGGGCGAGAAAGTTACTCAAGCGACTCTAAGTCCAGTGAACTAAGTGGTTATGAGCTTGAAGATGCTCTCGTATATAAGCTAGCGCATAAATTAGGTGGAAGGTCAGAAATCATTGATATGCCACTTGAAGAAGCGTTAGCTTATTTAATTATCATTATTGAACAGGAAGAGCAACAAGCAGAAGCGAAGAAATGGGATTTATATATGAATCACTTATCACGTATTAATGCGAATCCTGCGCAAGATAAGGATGATGTTAAAAGACAGAATCAATTTATCGAAGGTATTGATCCTATGAAAGAAAATAAAGCGCTAGAAATGCCTAAAGAATTAGAGTGGAACTTTGAGCAGCTTGAACAATTAAAAGCATTACAAACTTAATTAATTATTTAAATGAATATATAAGGAAAGGAGGATAATATGGCTAACATACAAGAAATAGGCACTAAATTTACGATGTCTGTAGATGGGATGTTGAATAAGTTCAAGGTACTTGAACAGAACTTTGATAATTTGCCAAAGGTGGCCGAAAAATCAACAAAGCGTATGGATAAAGCATTTGGTGCTATAGATGATTCACTTAAGACATTTGACAAGCGTTTATCTGAAACGGGTAAAGATTTCGACACTAAGAAGTTGCAGGCCGAATTACAAAAGGCTCAAAAGGAATTTAAAGATACAGGTAATATCAATAAAGAGACGATGCAATCACTTCAAAAGGAAATTAAGAGTGTTGATTGGAAGTCTTTAGATGTAAATTCACGTGATACATTTAAAACTGTTATTCGTAATGTTAACAGTGTAGAGCGCAATATGAATAAGCTGAATGATGTTAAGTTTCTTGAAGGACTACCTGATGATGCGAAAGAAGCAGGTAAGCATTTACTAGCACTACAAAAAGATGTTGAGAAGACAAGTAAATCACTTGAGAAAACAGATAATAAGGTTGATTTTAACAAGCTCAATAGTGAGCTCAATAAAGCTAAAAAAGAATTACAATCAACTGGTAAGGTTGCAGATAACACACTTGATCAGATAAATAAGGATATTAAAGATGTTGATTTTGAATCGATGTCTATGAGTGCTAATGTAGCATTCGGTAAGGTTGAAGAACGCGCAGAACAACTCGATAGAAAACTTAGGAACGTTGGAGATGATGTTAATCTATCTAATTCTACTAAGAATATTTCTAAAGACATAGATAGTGCAACTGGTTCGGTTGGTGGCTTGAAAGGTGCGTTTAAAGGATTAGGACCTGTTATTGCAGGTGCATTAGCTACTGTAAGCATAACGGAATTTACAAAGAAGATAGTTGAATCTACTGCTGAAATCGAAGCATTAAACTCTCAGTACGAACAAGTAATGGGCAAAATGAAGAATACAACTGATAAGTATCTTGGAGAGATGGCTCAGAAGTATAATGTGCATCCTAACGAATTAAAGAAGTCGATGCTTCAATATCAAGCAATACTTAAATCGAAAGGATTAAACGAACAAGATGCATACGAAACTTCTAAAATGTGGTTAGAACGTACTGTGGACGGTTCGGCGTTTGCTAATGAATCGATTGAAGAATCAACAGGACGTATGATGGCTGTTATTAAAGGCGAATACGATTCTGCAGATACAGTTATGATTAACTTGTCTCAAACAATGCTTAATGATAAAGCTCAAGAGAAATACGGTAAGAAATGGGAGCAGTTAAGTGTTACTCAACAGGAACAGCTAAAAGTACAAGAATCAATAAGACAACATACTTCAGCTGGTGTACTTGGTCAGGGTGTAAAAGAAGCGGATAGCTATGAAAAGAACTTAGCTCAATTGAAGAACACCTGGAAAGACTTTCTTGCTTCTTATGGTGGGCCTGCGCTAGATATCGCTAATAAAGGTTTGAAAGGCGGTATCAAAATCATTGAAGATATGGCTAAAGGGTTTAGTACTATTGGTAAATTGATTAAGGAACTAACTGGTGGAAAACAAGTTAATATACTTAAAAAGTTAGGGTTTAGTAACGGAGAAGCAAATAACATCATAAATTGGTTCAATACGTTAAAACAACAATTGTCAATTGCAGGACGGGCAGTAAGTTCCTTTGTTATGAATAACTTAGGATCAATTAAAAAGTTCTTTACAGGTCCTGATGGCCAACAGCTACTTCAAGCAGTTAAGAATATCTTTAATGGAATACTTGCTGTCGTTAAGTTTGTCTTCCCACTTGTTAAAAGTATCATAGTTTCAATATGGCAGAATATCCAGGGTGTAATAAAAGGTGGCCTTCAAGTCATTAAAGGCTTGATTCAAGTTTTTAGCGGATTGTTTACTGGCGACTTTAGAAAGATGTGGGAGGGTATTAAAAATATCTTCTCCGGAGCAATAAAGTTAATTTGGAACGGTGTCCAATTATTATTCTATGGGAAACTGCTTAAAGGTGGCCTAGCCTTTGCTAAATTATTTGCAGGCAGCTTTAAATCCATGTGGCAAGGTATCCTCAATTTATTTAAGAATTTCGGTAAATTTATATGGGATACTTCAACAAAAGTATCGAAAAACGTCATTGGTGCTTTCAAGAATCTGTGGACAGGTTCAATGAATATCATAAAGAATTTAAAATCAGGACTTTATAATTCTTGGGTGTCTATAAAGAAAACAACGGTAGATGCAGCAGTTGGATTAAAAGACGGTGTCGTTGGTGCATTTAAAAACACTTGGAATGGTGTAAAAGGCTGGATTAAGTCCATTAAAGATGGCGTGATCGGTATGAAAGATTCCGTCATTGAAACAGGTAAAAAGATGGCGTCTGGTCTAAAGGATAAAGTCGTTGGTGGACTAAATTCCATGATTGATGGCGTAAACTGGGTAGCTGATAAATTAGGAATGGGTAAACCGTTATCTAAAATTGATGCTAGTAAATATTCTACAGGTACCGGAGGACATCCTGAAGATGGATGGGCAACTGTAGGAGATAAAGGTCCAGGTAACGGAAAAGGCACAAGAGAAATTGTTCAGTTCCCGAACGGACGTACAGCATTATTCGAGAAAGAAACTACGTTCTGGATGCCTAAAGGAACACACGTCTATAGTAATAAAGAAACCGAACCTATTTTAGATAATATGAAATACTATTCTAAAGGTACTAAAAAAGATGGTAGCTTTGGCATGGGAATGCTTGTTAAAGCGACTAGTAATGCAGTTACGAGTTCGACTAAACTGTTTGGTGCAAAGAATACTAGGAAGGCACTTGATTATACTGCTGAAAAAGGTGCAGAAGTTGAGAAAGCGACTAGAGCTGGTGCAGAAATCGCTGGAGACATTATGGATTACATTGAAAATCCTAGTAAATTAGTAGATCTTGCGATGAAAAAATTCGGTGTAGACTTTAGTGGTATTGCTGGATTACCTGGCGAAATGATGTTAAGTGCTTATAAGAAGCTAAAAGATCAAACTGTAAAGTTAGTTTCAGGTTGGATAGATGAAGCAACAGGTGGCAATGCAGACGGTACTGAAATTCTTGGGTGGCCGATGACTACACCATATAGCCCTAACGCAGCAGTGCCAGGATATCCTGCATCTTTTAATGGAGGACGACACTATGGTATTGACTTAGGTATACCATCAGGAACTACTATTCACGCACCAACTAGCGGAACCGTCGAACAACAATCGAACTACGGTGGTGGTATGGTAGCACGTTTATTATCAGGTAAAATCGCTCAATACTTCCTACATTTAAGTAAAGTATTGAAAACAGGACCTGTAAAACAAGGTGATGCAATCGCAAAGTCTGGTAATAGTGGAGCTTGGACTACAGGCGCCCATTTACACTATCAAGTAGAAAGTCCGGCGTCGTCAGAACTTACAAATAGAAATACGATTGACCCTGTACAATTCTTGAAAGGTAAAGGCGGCGGTGGTGCAGGAATACTCAAAGGTGTTTCAGCTCCTGGCAATATATCAAACTGGATTTCAAGTGCTATTAAAAGAACAGGTGTACCATCATCCTGGGCTCCGTATCTTAAAACTATTGCTAAATACGAATCCGGTTTTAATCCTGCAGCTGTTCAAAATGGTTATGTTGATGTTAATACAGGTGGAAATGAAGCGCGTGGACTTATGCAAGTTACGCCGCGAACTTATCGCAGTTTAATGGGTACGACGGAGGGAATGATGAACCCGGTTAATAACGTAATGGCTTCTATTAAGTGGATAAAAACACGATACGGAAGTATTACGAACATTCCAGGTATGGCATCTGGTACATGGCGCGGTGGCTATGCGAATGGCGGTATCATTCCTAAAGATTCCATTTATCGTGGTGGTGAAGAAGGTAAAGAGGTTGTAATTCCTACTGTTCCTAAGCGTAAAAAACGAGCGAATGAGTTAATCGCTTTAGCTGACAGAATGGTTAATGGTAAACCTAAGCGATATGCTAGAGGTACTAAAAAACCATCTACTCATAAAGTGAAATGGGGAGATACGCTATGGGATATTAGTCGTAAAAACGGTACTACAGTAAAAGCACTGCAATTATTAAATGGTATTAAAAATCATTTAATCTATCCTGGTCAAATTATTAAATTAACAGGTGCTATTACAGGATTAAAAAAGAATGTATCACAACAATCAAAGACGCATAAAGCAACAGTTCAAGCATTAAGTAAAGCGCAAAGAATGTATAACACAGGTAGCGCCATCGCTAAACGAGGTAAAACGAGCGGTAAAGTTACTGGTAAAGAAGATATTGCTATCGGTAACTTAATCATGGCCAACATGAAGAATATTGGTAAGTTGCCTGTCGAGAAGATGCAAGCTAATCTTAATGCAATTAACAAGAAGATAAATTCAGTCATTGCAGCAAATGAAGGTAAGATAGCCACTCTAAATAATAAGATTGTAAAATCTTCTAAGTCTGCTGAAATTAAAAGTGCAAGCAGAGAGATACAAAACCGTAAGAATAATATCGCTACACTCAATAGCAAGATTAAAAAGACTTCAAACAAAAAAGTTATTGCTAAATATAAGAAAGATATCAAAGCACATCAACGAAAAATATCTTCGCTTGAAAATAAAATTAAGCGTGCTACTAATAATAAAGTAGCAAACAATGCACGTGCAGATATTGCTGCATATCAAGCACAAATCAACAGTTTGAAGAAGTTGAAACAAAGCGAAGTATTGAAAACTAATTTTCTTAATAGTTTAGTCAAACAGAAACAACGACTACAGAATCAACTTAATAAGAAAAATGAAGAGCGCAAAGCATTAACAGAATCGAAAATGTCGTTTAGAGATAGTATAAGAGATTCTTATCGTGGTTATGCAGGCTTTGAAGCGGCAAAAGGTAATACATCAAGAGACTTTATAGCATTTATGAAGTATCGACTTAACAGAATGAAGAAGTTTGCAGCAAACGTTACAAAATTAAGAAAAATGGGACTAGATCCTACAATCTTAAGAGAAATTCTTGCAGGTGGTATCGAATCTGCTATACCTCGTGTAGAAACTTTGGTTGGTGGCGGAAAAAAGAATGTCCTTGAAATTAATAAGTTGCAGAAACAAGTAATTAGCTATGTTAACAATCTTTCTAATGAACATTCACGATTTGGTTACGATAATGAAATTAAAGCTAAAGATAAAGAAGTTGCATCAATCAAGAAACAACAGACATCTTTACAAAGTCGAGCAACTAGCTATTTGACTGCTAAACCTAAAACCAAGCCTAAAGCAAAACCTAAATCCACTGCTAAGAAGACTGTAGCGTCAAAGGTTAAAGCTAAGGTAACACCTAAAGCAAAACCTAAAAAAACGAGAACTCATAATATTAAATGGGGTGACACATTAGGTGGAATTGCAGCAAAATATCATACATCTGTATCAGCTATCAAGAAATTGAATGGTTTAAAATCAGATATGATTTACGCTGGAAGAAAGCTTAAGATACCAGGATATGCTAAGGGTGGCATTGTAAATATCCCTCAAATAGCATGGATTGCAGAGGGTGGCTTTGCAGAATCGATTATCAGTCATGATCCATCACAACGTGTTCAACAACAAAAGATTTGGAAAGATACTGGCGATAAACTTGGATTCACTAAAGACGATGCCCTTACATTAAGAATGATTCAGCTACTAGAAGAACAGAAAGAGTTGCAACGCTTAATGGCTCAAAGAGAAACAGTATTAAAAATCGATAAGAAAGTAATCGCTAAAGAAATTGCATCTGATGTCGAAAAAGAAATGGCTCAAAATCTTAGGTACAGAAATAGGGGGTTAGCGAATGTCTAATAGATTACAAGCTGGATTCAGCATATACGGTGAACATTCACATTCTAGAGATATGTTAATGAGTAGCTATAGCTTTCCAACTCCTAAGATGAAAGAAATCAAAGAAACCGTTCCTTATATGAGCGGTTCCTATGATTTCTCTTTTTTATATGGAAAACCATCTTATGAAGACAGACAGATATCGTTCGAAATGATAGTGTTTTGCAACGATTATCAAGACAGGTCAGTTATTATTACAGATATTAAAAAATGGCTGTATGGCAAGCCTATGAGTCAATTGAGATGTGATGTATATGAAAACTTAGAATACTATGTTAAATGCGTTGATATAGAACCTGAAATATTATCGTATGGTATCAACTTTAAAATAGTATTTGAAGGCTATCCATTTGCTAGAAATGTAATTGATAATAGCGAGGTGATATGATGTACCGGTTAAAGATATACAACGTTGATGATGCAACTAAGAAACATACAATACTAGATTTATCGAACGGTATATCTGAAGTATCATCAGCAACTTTAGAACGACAGGTAAATTCCATAGATTCATCAAGCATTTCACTATTTCATAGTTTCTTGCAGCAATCAGCGTTTAATATTAAATCGTTTAAGACTATGCTTGAAATCTACAATACGAAAAAGAATAAATATGAGTTTAGAGGTCGCGTAATAACTCCTGATCATTCTATGGAATCAAGCGGTGAATTCAAACATCAACTAACATTTGAAGGTGCAAAAGCATTTCTTAAGGACAGCCTACAAAAGCAGTCATCTGAGTTTGATAAAGCACCAATAGACTTACTTAAGTTAGTTATCAACCATCATAATAGTGAAGTTGGAACTGAAACATATAAACGCTTTACTGTAGGGACTGTAGACGTACCTAAGCCTGTGATACCAGCAGATGAAACATATCGAGAAGAAGAGAAATACTTTTATAGATATGATGACAAAGATACTTTGACGACCATTGAGGAAGATTTAGTAAATAAATACGGTGGTGTAATAATCATTGAAATCACTGAATCTGCAAATATCATACACTGGTATAAAGATTATGTTAAAGAAAAGAGTACTAAAATTGCACTCGGAGAAAATCTACAGAACATACAGTACAAGATAGATCCTACTGACATCATCACAAGATTAAAGCCTTTAGGAGTATCAAGCGAAACTGCAAACGGACAAGAGATTAAATTAACGATTGCTAATGTTAATAAAGGTAATCCATATATCGATATTCCTGAATTGATTAGTATATATGGAGTTCAAACAGGTGCGGTTGATTTTAACGACATGTACACACCAGAAACTTTAAAAGCAGCAGCTAACAAATGGATAAAAGAGCAGAATAAGAAAGTAGCAAACGTATCTATCTCGTTAGATGCAATCGATTTAGAATTGATCGGATTACGTCCTGACTCTTTAGAAATATATAACATGCATCTTGTAGAAGTACCACCACTGAATATTAACGACAAGATGAAGATAATCGGAGAGAGTATTGATTTAATTCAACCACATAATAAATCTGTAACTATTGGAGATAAGCCTTGGACAATGGAAGATGTTCAGAAGCAGATTGCTAGAGAGCGTACAAAAGAAGTCGAAAGAAAACTCACTGAATCAACAACAGCCCTCAACTCAAAAATCGGTACAGTATCTAATGATCTGCAGAATGTAACAGAAGGATTCAATCAATCAACTTCAACGCTACAATCAAACATTCAGTCGCAACAACAGTTAATCACTGGTGTTACTTCAGGTGTGACATTGAGTGATATTAACGGATTTCAACCGATTAAGAACAGTACGTTGAACGTTGGAATGTCAGTATTCAGAGTAAGTCCACCACAAATAGATTATGGTGTTCAGATTAGCGATGGTTTCTTCTCTACAACGAGCAATTCACCACTTCAGTTTGATGGATATACCGTTGTACATTTCCAAAGGTATCTCAAAGTAAGTTTCTCTTCTTATATGAGTGATGCTGGAAGTGGAGTAATAGAGGTCTTTAGCTATGATGGTATAACAACGACTTACTACAATTCAGTTATTGTAGACGTTATAGGCAAAGGCAGTCAGAGGTTGAATGAGTTATTAATTGATTTAGGAAGACCAACAAAAAGAGTTCTTAACTTCTATTTCAGAATTAAATCGAACAGTGCATCGAGCATCAACGTAAAGACACTATACGTTGGAACAACAGATTATTAGGAGGGATGATATGGAAGCCTGGTCAGTATTAACTAAAATGATTGATGGAGAAGAAAGGATAGTTAAAGCAGGACTGAATCTCGTAGTAGATGACGACTACGACAGAGCAATCATTGTCGATGAATCCAAAGCAAGACAATCAGAAAAATTAGAAGTAAAAGATGGAGTTGTATCAGTGAAAGCTGATGCGACTCTTTTAACTTTAAAAGAACTAAATGAAGTAACAAAACTAAAGGAGATTATACCAGTAGTAATCTCGAAAGAAACGGAGGAGTAAGATGGAAATTAATACTCTTAAAACTAAGAATAATTTTCATAATTATATAACGATAAAGCAGGCTGACAACACGAGTCCTATAGAACTATTATTGTGTGGAAATGATGGTTCACAATTAACTAATCTAAACACAACATGTACAGTGACTTTGCTTGATACAGTCGATAATCAGATAAGACAGAAATCAACTGAAAAGATAGTAGGGGGAGTACTTGCATTTAAAGTTAAGAATTCTTTGAAAGCAAATAATCATAATTTAGAAGTGACACTTTCAGATGGTTCCAAATATCCATCTGACGGAGATTTCACGATTTTAGTATCAAAATCTCATACTGACAGAGAACTAGAGATCATCAATGCGATGACCTATGACGATGCTGTAAAGAAACTAGCAGAAAACGTTGTAACTGATTTTGTTGAAGAAAAATTTTATAAGATGTCATCAGAAGGACAGGATATGGTTGAAGTCATTGAAGCACGAGATGGAAATGCTTCTTTAGGTGAAAGGTTAGATAAAATTGAAAATCATCTTTTTATCAACGCAAATCAATTCGGTGCTAGTCCATCTGCTACATGGCAAGTGAATCGTGATGCTTTCCAAGCAGCTAATGATGCAGCTGTAAAAGTTGGTGGTTGGGTAGTAACTGCTGAGCCTGGAACGTATTTAGTCAAAGGTATTACCATTGACGATAACGTCACTTTTAACATGCCGGGTGTTACACTGATGAATCCTGACGGACTTTCGCCAAGTGTAATTTCAGCAAGGAAATATTCAACAACAGGAAGCATAACTAAAAATAGTAATAAACTCACCGTTATAAGTACTGATAATATTAAATTAGGAACAGTTGTAGTAATTAATCAAGCTGGAGGTATGTTGAATACGCAGTTTACTGCTTTAACATCGAGTATTGATGCGACAACGACAACGATTACTATAAATCAAAATGACGGTAAATTCCCTAGAAGTGGATATATGATATGTGGCGATGAAATTATCGGATATACAAGTATTACTGATAAAAAGTTAAACGGTGTAGAACGTGGAGCATTAGGAACGACTGCTGCGAGTCATAACACAGGAGACTTTATCGGTGTAGCACGTCATCAATACGCAGAAGTAACTAATATTGAAGGTAATGTATTAACGCTTAATAAAGTAGCTAACGTTAGTGTGTCTAATGTAAATGTTGATTTTGGTATTACGCATCCTATCATACGTGATTTAAAGATTGATGCTAATAAGGTAAAAGGTGGAACTCCGTCTTCTGTATATGGCATCGAGTTTAACATGGTCAAATGGGGTAAGATTTTAGATGTCAGAGTAGAAAATGGTGACATGGGTGGTATTCTCTTAAGTAAGGGAGCTACAGAATGTGACCTAGTTAATCCACTCTTGCACAATTGTGGTGTCGTTGATGCAGCAAGCCCTAAAGGTGCAGGATTATGGCTATTTCAGGGGTGTGAACGAAATCGTATTAGAGGTATAAAAGTTACAGGAGAAGGATGGGTTGGAACATACATGGACGATAGAACGTCAGTAGCAGAACCATACGATGCTCCTAACCTAGATAATATTGTAAGCGACTTTATATATGATTTAATAAGACCTTCAACAGGTTACCCACCTGCATTTATCATTGTGGGATCTAGTCGTAATAAGTTCGTCAACGGTATCGCTAGAGGTACTGTTACAGGTGTAGAAATTGATCATGGTGGTCAGTATTTAACCGAAGATGGATCTAAAGCTGTTGCACGCGATAATGAAGTTGTAGGTGTTCATTTTGATGTACAACAGCCGTGGATTTTATCGGCATCGGGTAACAGATTACACGAGTGTACTTATTCAGACAGGGCTAATTCAGTTCCAATAGTAAGCGAGGGTAACTTAGTCTATGCAGTGACAACTACAAAAGGTAATCCAGTTGAAATGTTGGCAGACGTAAAATTCAATAATGGTACAGCATCTAAGCCCGGTATCTCGTTCGCTAACGATACTGATACAGGTTTTTATAAAGATAGTGATGATATATTAAGATTATCTTTAGGAGGTCAACTTAAATACAGTTGGTATGGTACAGAATTCCGATTTGCAGACGGAGTAAATCTGACAACAGGTACAGGTACAGGAACTAAAATTGGTTTAACACCTAGTCAAAAGTTAGGCTTTTACGGAAGAACACCTGTAGAGCAACAGCCGGCGATTGCAAATTTACCAGCAAAAGACGCAACTACTCAGCAGATTAGAGATGCTACTCAAATGGTAATAGTAACATTGCGTAATTTAGGTTTGATTAGTATGACATAGAACACACATTCTCTTATCATTTTCTTTTGGATAGCGTATATTTAAAAGAAAAATAAGGGGATGTTTTAATTGGATATTTATGATCAGTTAGCTTATTGTACTGTAAAAATAAATTGTGATAATGTTTCTTCTGGTACTGGATTCTTTTTTAGATATGATATTGACGGGAATTATATTCCTGTGATTGTTACAAATAGACATGTAATGCAAAATGCTACTAATATTAAGTTGGTATTTTCATTGAATAGTTATTTTGAAGGTGATGAACGAAAAGTAGAGTTAGAAGAATTAAATATATTCGACGTGCAAAATGGAGTGATTTATCACGGTAATCCTAATATTGATTTGTGCGTTATTCCATTAGCTAATGTATTTGAATACTTTAATAAATATCAAAAAGACCCAAGAATAGTTTACTTAGGATTTGATATAATTCCAAGTAAAAAACAACTTGAAGATTTAAGATTTGTTGAAGAAATAATGATGGTTGGATATCCTAATGGAATAAGCGATTTAAAAAATAACTTTCCAATTTTCAGAAAAGGTATTACTGCTACTCATCCAGGTGTTGATTTTAATGGACAACCTGAATTTTTAGTTGATATGACAATAATACCAGGTTCAAGTGGTTCACCAGTATTTTTGATAAACGATAGTGGGTTTAGGGACAAACAAGGAAATATTAATATTGGTGCATCAAGATTATATTTACTTGGGATAAATAAAGCAGTATTTACTACAAATGCAGAAGGGAAAATAGTAGAGGTACCTGCACCAACAGAATTAAAAGTATATTCCCAAATTGGAATTAATCTGGGTATCATTGTTAGTTCGAACGAGTTGAAGTATTTCGAAAACGAATTTAGAAGGAGGCTTAATATTGGAAATACTCATTAATGGTAATGTTGTTGTTGGAACTTTAGAAGATATTAGAAAAATATTAGGAATTAAAACAATTGAAATAAAAGGAAAAAATAAAGATGAATTTAATATTATGCTTTGCTCAACCTCTAATCACACATGATGATTAGGGGTTTTTATTATAAATAAATTTAAAAAGGAGTTGATTAAATGAACAGAATTGAAGATGTTACACCTGATGATTCAAAGATTTCACGACCTTTATCAACACCTGAGAAATTGACATGTGCATCAACCTTTACGTTCGGACTTTATTCATTAGCTAGAGCATCGTTCTGGATATTAGAATCTGATTCTGCAGTGAATGATAGTCCGTTATATGAAGCGCTCCACCAAGTTTTTCCTTTGTGGACCTGGGGGACAGTCATTATGTTCTTTAGCATATGTCTGATAGCGAGTTGTTTCTATATCCCACACCGACTGACAAGAAAGATTTATGATCTTCTAGTAATGATAGGTGGTATCGGACTATCAATCTTTTATTTCTTTTTAGCGGTTGCAGGAATAAACAATTCGATTAACTGGTTAACACCTACAGGCTTTTTGATACTGTCAGCAGGTTTAGGTGTAATTGGATTTATAGGTGGTGTTAGCTATTTTGCAAAACGATAGAGTCGAGTCTTTAAAGGATTTGCAGATACTGCATGAGCGTGATAAACGTAAGATATATCAATATATTGATGAAGTTGATGACAAGCACACAAATAACTATCACTTGCTCGACAAAGCGATAACGCTATTTAGCGAATCACAGAAACCACTTGTAAAGTCGCTTACTAACATTGAGGGTCAGATGGTAACGTTAAATGATACGATGAGTGGATTTAAAGGTGAAGTTGATAAGTTAAAAGGTAAAGTAGATTCACATGAAGAATTTATCAGTAAACGTAAGAATGCGAACGACAAAATCATAGTCGCAATCATAGGTGCTTTCGCTACAATCGGCGGAAGTGCCTTTGCTTTTGCGCAAATTTTTTTTAAATAAAGGACGTGCCAAAATGGTACGTCTATTTTAATTGGAGGGATTTATATATGAATAAAGAATTACAGTTAGCTTTGACACGTCTAATCTGTTTATCACTAGCATTATTGAATTCAATTTTAGCGCATTACGGTAAACCGTTAATACCGATTGACGACCAATTCATTAATCAAACATTAAGTGATTTGATATTGATTGTTACATCAGCGTGGGCGTACTGGAAAAATAACAATATTACTCGTAATGCACAACAGGCACAAGAATTTAAAAAAGTATTAGATATAGAAAAAAACAACGAAAATATGGAGGAAAAATAATTATGGCTAAAAACGCTAAAATGAAATATAAATTTGAGACGAAGCATGTTGCAGGACTACCTAAATACAGATTTGAAACAGAGACAGGCAAACCATTAGCTGTTGTCTGGCATTGGGTAGGTAACTATAAGAGTTATAAATCAGGAGAAATTTCTTACATGAGTAATAACTGGATGAATGCATTCTACCATGCAGCATGTGATTATACAGGTGTAACAGAAGTAGCAAGTACGGATTATATTGCATGGGCAGCAGGACCCAAAGCTAATGGATGGACATTGCATATTGAAACGGTACATGCAGATACACGCGAGCAATTCTATAAAGCATTAGACTTCTATCTATTCTGGACTGCTTATCAGCATTATTGGTATGACATGGGTCGCACTGTAGATAATGCAGAAAATGATGGATGGGGTACAGTATGGACGCATAACGCAGTTTCAAGACATTTAGGTGGAACGGACCATATCGATCCTATGGATTACTTTAGTAAGTGGGGAGTTACACTTGAACAGATGATTAGTAAGACACAAGAGTATTTAAATGCACTTTATGCAGGTGATAGTACGAAAGTTGCTGCCATCGGAGAAGGTACGATTATCAAGACAGTTAGCAATCCTCAACCAGCGCCACCAACAACTGCAAAGCCAGTTAAAAAAGCGCCGCCAAAGGTAACTGCAGTGCCATCAACATTAGTGCCATTAGAATATGTAGTTAAGCCTGGAGATACATTAAGTGGAATTGCTAAAAAATATAGCTTGAAGTTGAATGATGTTATAAAACTTAACCCTGGCATCAAACCAAACTTAATTAAAGTTGGTCAGAAGATTAAATTGAAATCATCAACACCTGCTAAAAAGTCAGAATCTGCAGTTGCTAAAGAAGTTATTAAAGGCATTTGGGGTAATGATCCTCAACGTTCTACTAAATTGAAAAAAGCTGGATATGATCCAAAACGTATTCAAGCTTTGGTTAATAAGATGTTGTAAGTTATAAGCCCTGCACTCATCAATTTGAGTGCAGGGCTTTTTTTATTTCAATTTTTTTATATAATGAAGTTGAGGTGATGTTATGGTAAAGGTAAGTTACGATTACGAAGATATGATTAATGAATTGAAAACAGATATCGAAGAAGGTCTCATTGATTATGAAGACATGATTAGAATTGAACGAGGAGAAACTCAAATCGCAACTACTACTTTAGTAGAAGGTATCGCTGCATACAGTCCGATCATTGATTATTTATTTCCTGAAGATGAAGAAATTAAAGGTAGAACGTACGAAAAGATGACTGTAAAAGGGGTTCTTTTTGAGATGGAACATTATAATAAAATACTTTAGAAACATTGATATAAAAGGGTTTTAATTAATTTTAAAATCCTTTTATATTTTCGTTGACTAGCACGTGATTACGTACTATATTATATACATAGAAAACGACAGGGGGATTTAAAAATGTATAAATTAAAAAAAGAGGATTACTTAAAACTTGCAAAGATTTTTAAAGAAAATTTTAAAATAGTAAATCAATCTCCGTTTAGTAATAGTATATATAATTCAGAAGACATTGATTGGAATCATAAGCCTGAAGGTAGTTATAGAATTGCAGATCATTGGAATTTTAATGGACATTGCGAAACATATCAAGAAGTTGAAAATAACACTCATCTAAGCGTTGGAATATATAGAAACGGTAAGTACGATATCATTGAGACTTTTGAAATATTAAGTGGCGGGATGAAAGATTCTAAAGAATATGTTGGTATTGACCTTTATACAGATGAAGAAATTTTTAGCAACGATTTGAAAGTGAAGTTTAATTATGTATATCCTAATTCATTTTTAAGATTTTACTATGAAAAAGGAGATAGAAAAGATAATCCAACTTTTTATTTTATGTACGTTGACGGTTATACAATTTCAATGGACAATCCTGATTTTGATGAGTTGTTACAAAACTTACCTTCTGAAAGAATAAAAAAAATAATAAATAATAAGCGAACTAAACCAGAAACTAAATTCAAAAAATTAAAAGAAATTGCTGATAAATTTGAAGTTTATAAAGATTATCAATATCATGAGGTGAAATAATATGTGGAAAAAAATAAAGATAAACAAATCTCAAATCGCTTACGAAACTGATAAGGCGACTTTGATCAAGTTGCCTAATTCTTCTTCATATAAAGGTAAGGCTATATGGCACCCATCAAAACTAGTTAGAGAATGTTATGAGGGTAAGGGACATTGGTTCGAATTTTCATTTACTGATGAATGGGAATTTAAAATAATTAGTCAGAGTAAACATTCTGATTACAAAAAGACAGCAAGCGCTGAAACAATGCTTGAAATTTTTGAGAAACAAATTGACGATGAGTATGATAACGAAAGCTATCTTGAAGTAGTAGAGCCTGAAAAGATAACTGATAATGTGGAGGTAGATGAATCATTAAAACGTTAACGAAGCAGCAGCAGATCGCTATAGAAAAGTTCGCTCACTTAAAAGTGGGCGCTTTATTTATGAAACAAGGGACAGGAAAAACAAGAACAGCACTGGAAATCGCCAAATCTACAGATAGTTCATTAGTTTTATTCCTTGTCCCGAATCAATTAAAACATAACATTATTGAACAAATCAATACCTGGTCATTTGAAATGACATACATTATCGAGACTTATGAAGGGATAAGTCAGTCTGATAATCGTTACTTAAAGCTATTAGAGAACATTAAAGGTCATAAGTTGATGATCATAGCAGATGAAACAGTATTCATCAAGAACGCTGAATCAAAACGTTATGATCGTATCATTAGGTTAAGAGATATGTCTGAATATAGACTGATATTAAATGGTACTCCTATTACGAAAAACGAATGGGATATCTATTATCAAATGAAATTTCTGTCAGATAAAATTATCGATATGAGCGAACTTGAATTTCTTCAGACATTTTTCAAGAAAATAAGATATAAAAAACGCGGTAAATCTCCACGTGAATTTTATAAGTTATCAGAAGTTAACATAGAGCATCTGAAAAGATTAATTGAGCCCTATGTCTATGAGGTAGACTTAGAACTCGATATTGATGAAGTAGTCGAGTATGAAGTTGTACAATCGAGTGATGATGTATTAGAAGAATATCAAAGTCAAAAAGACCAATTCTTAGAATCTATTTTAAATGGATGGGATGACATTCTTGAACGACTAGTAAGAATGCAGCACTTAATGTTTACTGATAAAGAACGGTGTATCAACATCGCAAAATCCCTGAAAGGACAACAAATCGTTTATTGCAGCTATCTTAAAGAGGTCGATTACATTTCGAGTAACTGTGATTGTTATGTGATTACAGGAGATATGCCTTTGAACGAACGAACTAAAATACTAGAAAAATTTAAGTATAACAATAAACCATTAATTATGACTTATGGTGTTGGTGCTTTCGGACACAATCTTCAATTCTGTAATCGTATCACATTCGCTAGTATTCAATTCGATTATGCAAAAGTAGACCAGGCAACATACAGAATCAAAAGATTAGGACAAGAACGAACAATATATTATAAATACTTTAAATCTGATTTAGGTATCTATAACATGATATTCGATAACTTAACTAATAAACAGGATTTACACGATCTGATAGTCAGAGATTTAGAGAAGATTAAGGAGGTAGTCTGATGAAAAAGTATCTAGATGTCAATGTATATGAAGCAACACAAGAACGATTGAATTATATTTTTAACAACTTCGATAAAGTGCTCGTTGCTTTCTCTGGTGGTAAAGATAGTGGTGTTACATTGAATTTAGCTTATGATTATGCGAAGAAACATAATATGTTGTATAAACTAGCTGTATATCATTTAGACTATGAAGCACAATATCAGATGACAACAGATTACGTTACAGAAACATTTGAGCGCTTAGATGATATTGAAAGATTTTGGTTATGTTTACCTATCAAAGCTCAATCGGCAGTATCTAATTTTGAATACGGTTGGATACCTTGGGATGAAGATGAAAAAGATATTTGGGTACGTGAAATGCCTGAATACGATTATGTAGTTAATGAATATAATGTTCCTTTCAAATTTAATAAAGGTGAGTGGGATTATGATATTCAGAAACGTTTCACAGATTGGTATTCAAAAGGAAGAAGAGTAGCGACTTTAATTGGTATTCGTACTACAGAATCATTAAATCGTTGGAGAGCAATTAAAGGTAACCATAAACTAGAAAACGAAAAAACCTGGATTGTAAAAGAAGGGAATACATTTAAGACATATCCTATTTATGATTGGAATACAGAGGATATTTGGGTGTGTAATGCTAAGTTTGGATATTCCTATAACAAGCTATACGATTTATATTATCAAGCGGGTTTAAAAGTTGATGAAATGCGTGTTGCAAGTCCGTTTAACGATGCAGCAATCAGTACATTAAAGTTGTACAAAGTAATTGATCCAAATAATTGGGCTAAGATGGTAGGACGTGTTAAAGGAGTTAATTTTTCAGGTATTTATGGCGGTACAACTGCTATGGGGTGGAAGTCAATTAAACTACCAGAGGGACATACATGGAAAAGTTATATGTACTTTTTATTAGATACCTTACCTGAAGAGGTTAGACAGAATTATCTTAATAAATTAGAAACATCAATAAAGTTTTGGAGAGAAAAAGGCGGAGTACTTGATGATGAGACAATTAATGAATTAAAACAACTTGATATTGATTTTGAAGTTGGAGAAAAAACAAATTACAAAACTGATAAGAAACCAGTTACATTCAAAGAATATCCTGATGATTTAGATGTAACTAATTTCAAACTAGTACCAACGTACAAAAGAATGTGTGTATGTATTATGAAAAACGATCACTTATGTAAGTACATGGGTTTTAGTCAAACAAAAGCAGAAACACAAAGGAGACGTGAAGCAGTTGAAAAATACGAAAACATCTTATAAATCACCCGTTTACAACATTATTGCGGTACCTATCGAAAAGATACAAGCTAACAGTTATAATCCTAATAGCGTTGCACCACCAGAGATGAAATTACTTTACCAATCAATACTTATGGATGGGTACACTATGCCTATCGTCTGTTTCTATTTGCCTGATGAAGATAAATACGAAATAGTCGATGGTTTTCATAGATACACTACAATGCTAAGACACAAAGATATATATGAACGCGAAAATGGTATGTTGCCAGTTTCGGTTATCGACAAGCCTATTTCAGATAGAATGGCTTCAACAATCAGACATAATAGAGCAAGAGGAAGTCATAGTATAGAGTTAATGACTAATATTGTAGGTGAATTAGTAGAAGCGGGAATGTCAGATCAGTGGATATTAAAAAACATCGGAATGGATGCAGATGAATTACTTAGATTAAAACAGATTAGTGGTCTTGCAACACTATTTAAAGATAAAGAATTTTCGAAAGGTTGGGAATGATGAACAGAACTTTTAAAAATATTCATAATGAAATACAAAGGTTAATAGACAGTGAAGTTACATCTTACGAAGTGTTCAAAATGACAGGAGTTTCTAGAAGTACTCTAGATGATTTAAGAAGAAAAACTGATGATAAGCGACATAAAAAGATAGAAAATTTAAGTTTAAAGGTTGCTGAACAGCTATATTCTTATTCAAAAAAGAGCTTACCTAAATAAGGTAGCTCTTTTTTTCGGGTAAATAGCCGAATTAATCTAATTTCGGGTAAATAACCGAATTCACAATATTTCTACTATAAATTTAAAATTAAGCAAAAGTTTCTCATGATCATAACATGTCCTAACTTGCACTTCTTGATTGAATTCATCTATTTTTTCAATTACACAATCAATTTCATGTAATTGATGATTATTGTGATAGATTATAGTACACGATGAAGGCATACATGAATAGTGATGTAACTTAACGTTGATTTCAATAATTTGTTCATCGCTTAATGCAGGCATATAAAAATAGTCTTGTGATTGTATCTGACGTTTTATGTCGTCATACTGTTGTGGCATAGTTGCGAATGGTGCCCATTTAATCATGCCACGACCTTTAGGTATGTTTCTTTCGAGATATTGTGAAGGTATTTTTCTGTAATCAGTTTCTTCTATTAAATGTTCTGGAACGGTAGGGTGGTTATCGTTTAAATTGTGGGCTTTCAAAGTTATTCACCACGCAAAAATAAAATTTGTCATCTTCATTTAATTCATCGAAAAGTTCGATGTCATTCATTTCTTTTAAGAAAGTTAAAGGGCTTCTTTCCTGGACTTCTTTGCTGATCAGAAAAATCATATACTTGAACTCGTCACCTAGGTTCATCTGCAGCTCTTTTAAATCATAATCATCTTTCATCTTTTCAAATTGTTCTTCATCAATTAAATCGTATACTCTCAT